GCCTGCTCCAGCTGCCCCACCACAGGCAACAGCGACAGGATCAGCGCGTCCTTCTCCGCAACGGTCAGCTTGGCGAGGTCGGGGGCACGGATCACAAACCCAGCGAATCCAAGTCCCCGTGACCGCGTCAACCCAATTCTCGCCCACCTCTCCGCCTCACTCACACGCGGTCAGGCGCTACCCCAGGTGAGCAATTACGTTTGTTTTCCGTCACGCGCCCATGGCTTGGATCCTTGTCCGGCACGGCCAGCCGATGCGGCGTGAGGCGAGCCAAGGGGATGACGGTATTGTGGGCACAGAGTTCTACCGCCCACAACGCCACGACGTGCTGATCTACGACGAGCGCAGCGGCGATATCGGCGTGCACGCCAGCACCAAGGGCGAGCGCAACCTCTACCTTCGCACGCTGGGAAGATTGCTGTTCAGCGGCGAGGAGCACTTCCCGCCGGCCGGGCGCTTCACCCTCGATCCACTTACGGCGAATGGCGGTGCGTCGCTGAATTCCGACGACATCGACGGGATCCGAGGCATACGCCTGGCAGAATACCGGCGCTATTGGGGCGGCGCCTTCAAGGAAGTCGGGACCAGGAAAGCCGAGGACATTTTCGGCGCCCTGGCCCAGCGCGAGCAAACCACCTTGGCGGGAGGGCGACTGGTAAGCGCGACGTTCAAGGTGACGTTCGATGATTCGGACAAGGAGCGGTCGGTCACGATCCGTCCGCCAGGCGTCGCGCGATTTGAGCGCAACGACGATAGCGGGCTAATCGAGAATTGGCTTCGCCAACGCGGTTTCATCCTCAATGGGCAGGGCGCCGATGACGACGAAGCCGCTACCGCAGTTCTGGAAGGCGCTTGACGACCTTCCAGGTGCAGCAAGTGACCGCCGCGAGTGGTCGCTGCGGCTGGATGCTGAGTTTGCCGCGGCGCAGCGCTATCTGCGGAAGACAGGGAAGCTTGCTACTGCAGTAGATTGTCCGTCGCCGGGCGGCGATGGTTGCCCACGTGCCGTCATTAGACTTCCCACAGGAGGATTCCGGGCTGTCTGCCGCGCCTCGGTGGGGCAGTGTGACGCACTCGAACTGACGGGCTGGGATATTGGTATCGTCGAGCTGGACCGACGCCGCCTGCATGAGGATCTGGCGTCGATCTTCTGCACTCATCCGTCTGGCCCGCCCATCGATCGCGGCCGCGTTATCCATCTTGGGCAGCATGCAGTGGCGGCAGGCGTGGCAGCGCCGGTCCTCTTCCTCATTCCTGGCCCCGACATGCCTCTCTCCGATGACGAGATGCGGGACGGCGGCTTTGGGCGCGAGCGTGCGGTGCTGCTCGTACCGACCTCAGGGTCACTACTGCCCTCGCTGCGCGCGCGTCTCTCGGGTCAGGGCCACCAGGTGGTCTCGTTGGCCGAGGTGACCGCCGCGAATGCCGAGGGACTCCTGATTCCGGTTCAGCCGGTTGAGGCACTGCTGAATACGGTGCGTGGCGCACTGCATGCCCGGCTCGATGGCGTGAGACCTGGGCCACGGATTACTCTGCCAGCCGATGCCACCTGGGCCGAGATGACGTTCGTTCTCATTTCGGACGAGGTCCTCAACGTCAGTTTCCGTGGACAGACTTCGCGGTTGGAGCCCGATCAGCTGGGGGTGAAAAATCACCGATCAGGGAAGCCAACCGACGCTTGGGAACTCTTGCAGGTTTTGGCCCGCAAGGGCGGGATCATAGGGCCACTCGGCCGCGATGGCGTCGAAGAACAGAAGAAACGGAAGCAGTCCTTGACCAAGCGGCTGATGCAATCGTTCGGCATCACGGCTACGCTGGTGCGATGGAACCCAAAGGGCCGTGAGTACCAGACCGTTTTCGTGATCAGGGACGAGCGGCCGAAAGCCGTCCGCATGCGCGCTGAGCGCCGGTGAAATTTCACCAGCGGTAGACACGCCAAATGCACTTTTTTCTTCGCAGATAACGTCATGATTCCGCGGGCTCCGTCCGCGGGAGCCGCCAGGCCGCCCCCCTAGCGGCGCCCCATCCAGTGAATTTTCGTCGGTCGTCATCGATCGGGCCACGAGCCCGTCCTCGATCGACGGCGAAATTCAATGGAGCAGTTCACCCGGGATGCGGCGATGGCGCCGCGCACCCTCAAGCACATCCACAACACCGCCAGGCGCCTCGCCCGCTGCCGTAACGTCCCCGGAATGGACGCGGAGGATATCGAGCAGGATCTGTTCCTGGATCTGTGGCACCGGCGCGGTGCGTTCGACGCCGCCAAGGCAACCTTCGCCACCTACGCGGACCGCATCATCGCCCACCGCGTGGCAACGCTGACCAGCCCAACCTCGCGCCGCAAGTCGGAGCGCCAGCAGGTGGCCCTTGATGACTATGTCGATGGCAACGAGCAGCAGACCCTGGCGGACACGCTGGCTGACCCCGCCGCGCTGAGTGAGGTGGATCAGGCCCTCACCATCGACATGAAGCGGTTCATCGCCGGCCTCCCGCCGGCGTTGCAGCGTTGCTGCACCATCCTGCTGACGCCCAACCGCCGGGAAGCCTCGATGGAGGCCGGCATTCACCGTTCCTCCGTCTACGAGTCCGCGCACCGGCTGCGGAAGCTCGCCGAAGCGGCTGGGCTCAGGGAATACATCTCGACACCCCGACACTTCGAACATCGTGCCGGTAGGTGCCCGGCATGAGCAAGCATCATTCCTTGGCCGGCCGGCCGGCGGGACGGCACTGCCGTCCGACACCTCAATCAGCGCGAACTGGCCGCGCGCTGGGGCGTGTCGGTCCGGACGTTGGAGCGCTGGCGGTCCCATCGCCAGGGGCCGCCGTTCCTCAAGCTTGGCGGCCATGTGACCTACCGCCTCTCCGACGTCGAAGCCTTCGAGGAAGCGCAGCGCAAGGAGATGAGCGCCGCCTGATCCCACCCGGTTCGCTGCCGGGTCTTCCTGGAAATGCAACACCGCGGCGACGCGAAAATACCAGGACGGTCTGCTCCGCCGCGTCGGGGCCCGGCAGTATCCCATTCGACGGACCGGAGCACCGACAGAACGGAGCTCCCCCCAATGACTTTCTCCTCCCACCATCCGCCGGGTCGCCGCGCGCTCGCGCTGCTCACCGGCCTCGTCGCCATCTTCTCCTTCTCGAAGCCCGGTGTGGCCGCCGACCACGGCAAGCCGCCTGCCGCCGCGGCGTCCGCGGTGAAGCAGGCCAAGCCGCCTCTGGAAGTCCTGCGCGAGGCGCACTGGCTCAAGCACCTGCCGGAGACGATCACCGTCCCCGTCACCGGTGAGGCCAATGTGGTGATCACCAAGCGCGTGGCCGATGCCACGGTCGACGATCTCGCGTTCGCGGCCGGCGTCATGAGCCGCAATGCGCGTGCGATCCAGCGCGTCGCCAGCGACCTGCAAACCCTGCATGACCTGGCGCGCGAGGCGGGCGCCGTGGGCGCGGCGAATGCTGCCGACGCCGCGGTGCAGACCGTGCGGGGGCTGAAGTGAGCGCCCCGTTCACCCCGGCGCCGACCCACGGCTTCCGGATCATTTCCGCCGACGAGCGCATGGCCGAACGGCGCGGCATCAAGGGCGTGCTGGCCGGCGTCTCGGGCATCGGCAAGACCTCGCAGTTGTGGTCGCTCGATCCCGCGACCACGCTGTTCGTGAACCTGGAGGCCGGCGAACTTGCCGTCCAGGGCTGGCCCGGTGACGAGGTGCGGGTCCGCGACTGGGAACTGGCACGCGACATCGCCTGCTGGATCGGCGGTCCCAACCCGGCAATGCGCGCCGACCAGGCCTGCGACACCACGCACTACGCCCGGGTCTGCGCCGCCTTCGGCGACCCCAGTCTGCTGGCCAAGTACCAGACGATCTTCGTCGACTCGACTACGGTTGCCTCCCGGCTGTGCCTGCAATGGTGCAAGGGCCAGCCGCAGGCGCTGTCGGATCGCAGCGGCAAGCCCGACCTGCGCGCCGCCTACGGGCTGCTCGGCCAGGAAATAATCGGTTGGGTCACGCATTTGCAGCACGTGCCGGACAAGAACGTCTGGCTGGTCGGCATCCTCGACCGGAAGATCGACGACTTCAACCGGCCCTACTTGGCGCTGCAGATCGAGGGCGCCAAAACCTCGCTCGAGTTGCCCGGCGTGGTCGACGAGTTGATCACGCTGGCCGAACTGCGCGGCCCCGACGACAAGCCGTACCGCTCCTTCATCTGCACGACGCTCAACCCGCTGGGCGTCCCGGCGAAGGACCGGTCCGGCCGCCTGGCGACGATCGAAGAGGCGCATCTCGGCCGGCTGATGGCGAAGATTCGGCGCCCGATGACCGCGCCGCCGACGGCGCATTTCCAGATCGCGCTGCCGCCCGACACCCCGGTGCCCGTCGCGCCCGCGACCCCCAATCCCACAATGACCCAGGAGGGCTGAGCCATGTCCGGCAGCTTCACGCACGACTTCAACGGCGCCGACGTGCAGCAGAACACCTTCGACCTGATCCCCGCCGGCACGCTGGTGAAGGTCCGGCTGACCATCCGCCCCGGTGGCGTGGGGCCGGAAGGCTGGGTGACCCAGAGCCGCACCAGCGAGCCGCAGTACCTCAACACCGAGGCGGTGGTGCTCGATGGCCCCCATGCCCGCCGGCGCATCTACACGCGCGTCGGCCTGCGCGGCAAAGGCGGCCAGGGCGCCGACGATTCCTATGGCAACCGCGGCCGGTCGCTTATCCGCGGCATCCTGGAGAGCGCCCGCGGCATCGCCGGCAAGGACACATCCGACCGGGCACGTGGAGCCCGCGTCATCGGCGGCTACGGCGACCTGAACGGAATCGAGTTCGTCGGCCGCATCGGCATCGACAAGGATAAGTCCGCGCCCACGGAGGACGGGCGCAACGCCATCGCCGCCGCGATCGGTCCCGACCACCCGGACTACGCGCGGGTCATGGGCACGGTGCCGGTCATGGCGTCGTTGCACCACCCCGGCATGGCGGCACCGCCGCATGGCGCTCCGATAGCCGTCGCTCCGCCCAACGCCAACACCGCGCCCTGGATTGCACCCGCTGCGCCGACCGCGCCGACCGCACCCACGTCGGACCCGGCCAGTGCCGCGCCGTTCTGGGCACGCTGAGGAGGGACCCAGATCATGATCCCCCGCGACTACCAGCGGGCGGCGGTTGCCGCCGCCCGCAGCAGGATCGCCAGCCACGGCAACACCCTCATCGCACTCCCGGTGGGCGCTGGCAAAACTGCCGTGGCAGGCTTCTACATCGGCGAAGAGTCGGAGCAGGACCCGACCGCCAGCTTCCTGGTGCTGCAGCACACCGACGAGCTGATCGAGCAGAACCGCCGCACCATCGGCGCGGTCACCGGCCTGCCCGCCTCGATCGTCAAGGCCGAGCGCGACGACTGGTCCGGCCGCATCGTGTTCGGCAGCGTGCAGACGCTGGCCCGCGCCGTCCGGCAGGTACGCATGCCACGCCTCTCCCATCTCGTCATCGATGAGTGCCATCGCGTCGCTGCCGACAGCTACCAGTCGATCATCGCCAACGCCCGCGCCGCCAACCCCGGGATCAAGCTGCTGGGTCTGTCCGCCACCCCCGAGCGCGGTGACGGGCGCAGCCTGCGCAAGACCTTCTCTAACATCGCCTTCCACCTGCCGATCGCCACCCTGATCACCCAGGGCATCCTGGTGCCGCCGCGCACCTTCACCATCGATCTCGGCGTCTCCGAGGACCTCGACCAGGTCGGCGCCACCGCCGGTGACTTCGATATGCACGCCGCCGCCCGGGTGCTGAACCGGGCCGTGCTCAACGAGGCGGTGGTCGCCCATTGGCAGGAAGGGGCCGCCGACCGGCGCACCATCGCCTTCTGCGCCACGGTGGTCCATGCCGAGGCGGTCGCAGCCGCCTTCCGCGCGGCCGGAATCACCGCCGCCACCGTCACCGGGGAGATGCCTGCCAGGGAGCGCACTGCGCTGCTGGCGCAGTTCGACCGTGGCGAGGTGCAGGTCATCACCAACTGCATGGTGCTGACCGAGGGCTTCGACAGCCAGCCGGTCGGCTGCATCATCGTGCTGCGCCCCATGCTGCATCGCGGCACCTTCGTGCAGGCGATCGGGCGCGGGCTACGCAAGGTCGATCCCGAACGCTTCCCCGGCGTGGTGAAGACCGACTGCCTGGTGCTGGATTTTGCCGGGGCCGCGCTGCGGCACGGTTCGATCGAGCACGACGGCACCCTCGCCGAGGAGGAGGACGAGGAGGCCGGCAAGGCCCCCTACAAGATCTGCCCGGGCTGCGAGGCCGAGGTGCCGCTGGGCACGGTGGCCTGCCCGTTCTGCGGCCACGCCACGCCAACGCGAATTGCTCTTCGGCGCCGGGGACAGCAATCCCACGCTGGACTTCGGCCTGTCGAAATACGCCGCGAACTGCCGGCTGAACTTCCTCTGGCACCGGCCGCAGATCATTGCGGCAGTGTTCCCGCAGGGCATGGGGAGGGCGGCGTGAACCATGACGCTCACCACCGCACCGCCCAGCCTGTGCGCCGTCTGCCGGCGCCCGGAGCGTGGCTTTGGCTGGTCCGCCCCGACACGGGCGAGACAGCCGCCGCGTTCGGCATCCTTCTGCTGCATCACCTGCCAACGCTTCTGGGCGCACTTGGCCGGGAGGTCGTTCGCCATGGTTGACCTCACCGAACAGGAGAAGGCGGCAATGCGCGCCGCCATGCGGCCGGTCGCCGAGATCATGGCCGAGATCGGCTGGACCACCCCGCTCAACGCGCTGACCGAGGCGCAGGTGCTGACGCTGATCGAGGTCGCCGTGGGCGGCTTCCAGGACGCGATGCGGGCCACCACGCGCATCGACCCGATGGAGGTGCCCTTCTGATGCCGGACACCCCGCTCGACTTCAACCATCGCGACAAGCCCGCCACGGCGGCCGAGGTGATCAACACCGCGATCGACACGGCCATCGTCGCCGACACCGGCACGCGGCCGCGGCGCGACTATCTCGGCGGCTCCCGCCTCGGCGACCCCTGTGCCCGCCGGCTGCAATACGAGCACCTGGACGTGCCACGGGATCCCGGCACCGCCTTCTCCGCGCAGACGTTGCGCATCTTCGCGGTGGGTCATGTCTTCGAGGACCTGGCCATCGGCTGGTTGCAGCGCGCCGGCTTCGACATCCGCACCCGCAACCGCGTCGGTGAACAGTTCGGCTTCTCGGTCGCCGGCGGGCGGGTGCAAGGCCACATCGACGGCGTCGTCGTCACCGCACCCGATGCCACCGCCGCGGTCGTGGCCGTGCCGGCGCTGTGGGAGTGCAAATCGGCGAACGCGCGCAACTGGAAGGAGATCGTCCGGCGCGGCGTCGCCGCGGCCAAGCCGGTCTACGCGGCGCAGGTGGCACTCTACCAGGCCTACATGGGCCTCGCCGAAACGCCGGCGCTGTTCACCGTGGTGAACCAGGACACCTGCGAACTCCACCACGAGATGGTCCCCTTTGATGGCGCGCTGGCCCAGGCGACAAGCGACAAGGCGGTCCGGGTGCTTCAGGCCTGCGATGCCGGCGAGTGGCTGCCGCGCGTTGCCATAAATTCCGACCACATGGAATGCGCCCGCTGCTCCTGGCGCAGCCGGTGCTGGGCGTGAGCGCGATGCTGACCGATCCGCCCGCCGCCACCGCCGCAATTGCTGTCGATCCGGCCATGGCCGCCACCTACGCCGCCTTCGTGTTCGGCTGGTGCGATGGCTGGGTGGCGGTGCGGGCGTTGGCCGAGAAGGGCGGGCCCGAACGGCCGCCGCATACGCCCTTCCTGCCGGCCGACACGGACCTGCCGGCCAAGCTCGCGGTCCAGGCGCAATGGGCCGCCGATGCCGGCATGGCGCTCTACGTCATCCCCGGCACCGTCACGGCGGCGGGATTGGCCAGTGCCGGACATGTCGCACAGATGCAGGTGATCCTGGTCGATCTCGACCAGGGTGACATCGCGGCCGAGCGGGCGCACCTGGTGCACCACCTCGGCGCTCCCGGCCTCGAGGTGGTCTCCGGCGGCGTGACCCCCGAGGGCCAGGCCAAGCTGCACCTCTACTGGCGCCTCACCGAACCGGCATCCGGCACCGATATCGCGGCAGTGTGCCGGCTGCGCCACGCCATCGCCGTCAAGGCCGGCGGCGACCCGGCATTCCGATCGGCGCACCAGCCGATCCGGGTGGCGGGCTCCCTACACGCCAAGGGCGGCAACCGCCGCCTCGTCGCCATGGCGTCAGCCGAGGGCCTCCACCGAGACCTCGCCGAGTTCACCGAGGCGGTGATGGCCATGCCGCCGCTGCCGGGTGTGGGCAGCGATGCGGCGATGGACCCGGGTGCCGATCCACTGGACTTCAACGACGCGGCCACCGCGCGCGGCGAGGTCGCCGATCTGTTCGGCCAGCGCATCCGCGAGGGCGGGGCCGATGGGGTGACCCGCTTCGAGGCGCTGTCCCGCATCATCGGCTACTGGATCCGGCGCTGCCGCGAAGGCCACGCCACCCCCACCCAGGCCTGGCAGGAGATCAGCGACTACAACGCCGCCCGCTTCGACCCACCCTGGCCCGAGGATCGGCTGCGCCAGGAGGCGGAGCGGTTGTGGCGTCGGGACGGCGCGGCCCATGGCGGTGCTGGCGAAGCCGGCGGCGCCGATGGCACACCTGACGCCGCCGGTGGGGGCGCTGACGACGAGCCCCTGCCCGTGGGGTTCACTGAGGACGCGCTCGCCAGCGAGTTCAGCACACAACACGGCGACGACTGGCGCCACGTCGCCATCTGGGGCGCCTGGCTGACCTGGACCGGCGGGCGCTGGGAGCGCGAAGGCACGCTGCGCGCGTTCGATCTGGCCCGCCATATTTGCCGCGCAGCGGCCAACCGCGCGAACAGCGCCAAGGTCCGCGCCAGGCTGTCCCAGGCCTCCACCGTGGCCGCAGTGGAGCGGCTTGCCCGCGCCGATCGCCAGCATGCCATGACCGCGGAGATCTGGGATCGGGATTCCTGGCTGTTGAACACCCCTGCCGGGATCGTCGATCTCCGCACAGCGGCACTCGCACCCCATGATCGCGCCCTGTGCATGACCAAGATCGCCACCGCCACGCCGCAGGGCGGGTGCCCGGCCTGGCTGGCCTTCCTGGCACAGGTCACCGGCGGTGACGCCGACCTGCAATCCTATCTCCAGCGCGTCGTCGGCTACGGCCTCACTGGGGTGACCACCGAGCACGCGCTGTTCTTCCTCTACGGCACCGGTGCCAACGGCAAGTCGGTGTTCGTGAATACCCTCACCGCCATCCTCGGCGACTACGCCACCGTGGCCCCGATGGACATGTTCATGGCCACCCACGGCGACCGCCACCCCACCGACATGGCGGGGCTGCGGGGTGCCCGCATCGTCACCTCGGTGGAAACCGAACAAGGCAGCCGCTGGGCCGAGAACAAGCTCAAGGCCCTCACCGGCGGCGACCGCATCACCGCACGCTTCATGCGGCAGGACTTCTTCGAGTTCACCCCGCAGTTCAAGCTGCTCGTCGCAGGCAACCACAAGCCGTCGATCCGCAACGTCGACGAGGCCATGCGCCGCCGGCTGCACATGGTGTCGTTCACCGTCACCATCCCGCCAGGGCAGCGCGACAAGCGGCTGCCCGAGCGGTTGCTGGCCGAGCGGGACGGCATCCTCGTCTGGGCGCTGGAAGGGTGTCTGGCGTGGCAGCGCGTCGGCCTCCGCCCGCCCGCCACGGTCCTCGCCGCCACCGATGAGTATTTCGAGGCCGAGGACGCCTTGGGTCGCTGGCTCGACGAACGCTGCGAGACCGGCGCCAGCCACATCGAGATCACCGGCCGGCTCTTCGCCAGCTGGAAATCCTGGGCCGAAGCGGGGAGCGAGTTCGTCAGCTCCAGCAAGCGCTTCTCCGATGCCCTGACCAATCGCGGCTTCCAGCCACAGCGCGATGGCGGTGCACGCCGCTTCCGCGGGCTACGCCTGCGCGAGCCCATCCCCACCACCGCCCCATGCAGTTTTGATAGAGGACAACAGCAATGAAAGCCACCACGAACGCGCTTCGTAACGTTTCGATAACGGATGTGACGGGTTGCCCTCAAATACCCGTCACGCGCGTGCGCATGCGCGCGCAACCGGGTGTTTCCGGTACACCCGTCACATCCGTCATCGAAACAAAAAACTCCGCTCACCAGCCTGCTCAGTCTTGACCTCGGCAGCACCCTCGGGTGGGCAGTCCAGCTACCTGACCGCAGCATCACCTCGGGGACCGCGACCTTCCGGCCAAGCCGGTTCGAGGGCGGTGGCATGGCGTGGCTGCGCTTCCGCCGATGGCTGGACGGCATGGCCACCACCGCCGGACCGTTCGGCAGCGTCGTATTCGAGCAGGTGCGGCGCCACGCCGGCACCGCTGCGGCCCACGTCTATGGCGGCTTCCTGGCGCATCTGAGCGCATGGTGCGAGCAGGCCGGCGTTCCCTACCAGGGCGTCCCAGTCGGGACCATCAAGCGCTTCGCCACGGGCCGCGGCAATGCCGACAAGGCGGCGGTGATCGCGGCGATGCAGGCCCGCGGCTTCGAACCTGTCGACGACAACGAGGCCGACGCCCTTGCCCTGCTGTTGTGGGCCATCGAGACCCGCGGAGGCCAAGCATGAGCCTGCCCGGCGCACCGCGGCCGCCCCGCTCCTACCTGGATCGGGGTCGCACACCAACCGACAGCACGGCACTGGACGCCATGCGCCAACAGGCGTGACACCAGCACGGTATTGCCGCGCTGAACATTTCCGAGATCACCGATCCCTGGCTGCGCCAGGCGATCACCAACGAAGCAACACGCCGGTGGGGACGCCGGCACGGAGGGTATGGTTATGGCCGCTAGGAAACGCCGCCCCAAGATCGCACTCAGCGTGCTGGAGGAGCTGGCGAAGCCTTCGCCCTGGCGGCGGCAGCACACCGAGTTTGAGCCTCCGAGCTACGATGCGGACCCCGAGACGGGCCGTATGGTCACGCACCACCGGGCGGTCGACACGCTTGGGCTGATGCTGCGCAACGGCACGATCGGCCAGGAGCTCTATGACACCAGCTTGCTGTTCCGGGCACTGTTCCGCAAGGCAGCGATCGATCGTGTGATGACGACGTCCTTCCTGCGGCTGCCGGGACAGCGGGTGGATCACCTGTCGGAGACCAACGTCCATGCCAGGATCAAGATCGCCGACGCCATGGACGTGCTCGGTGGCCATGACACCGCGGTCGGTTCCTGCGCCTGGCACGTGCTGGGCTGTGAGGCCTCGGTGCGGGAATGGGCACTGCGGCAAGGCTGGTCGGGCAGACCGATCGCGCCGCAAAACGCGCAGGGCATGCTGGCCGCGGCCCTGGGTGTGCTGGCGGTTCACTTCGGCCTGCTGTCACGTCGGCGAGCGGCGTGATTGGAGCACGCGATCAAAGAAAAATGCGGACGGTGTAGTTGCGCGTAGAAGAGCGAAAGAATGTCGTGTTGCACAGCAGAAATCCGCAAGGCTATTATCTGCCTATACCCCGTTCACGCGATAATCCGGAACTCCGTTGGGTCGATGACACGAAAATTGTCGGTTACCTGATCGCAGTATGTGGTCCAGTTCCGTGGCACGTCGTCGCGGAGGAAA